TGGTATGCAACCAATGTCTGCACAGCAACAGCAAGAAGCACGTGACTTTGTAGCTGCTGGTGGTGTACCACAGATGCCCAATTTTAGGGATGCTACTAGGCCACAAACAAACCAGAGTTTACTATTTCCCGGTGAAGGTAGTAGTCAAGGCGTTAACTTGCTAACAGGTCAACCTATTGACCCACGCATAATAGCAGATGGGCCGGGTAGTCGTATTCCATTTACAAGTGAGCCACAAACATTTAATTATACATATGAACAAGCCAAAATGCGGCAACAACAACGTGATATAAAGTCACCAGCAGAGGCTGCAGCGATTCAAGCAGCACTTGCACGTGGTCCTGCACCTACAGCACAATCTGCCAACACACCCGCTGCACAGACAGAAGCATCTGCTACCATTGGCGATGCTACTGTACAGCGTATGTTCCAGCCGGGTCTACCACAGGGTGGTGTAACACAGGCTGCATTTACTCCTACTGAAGCTGGTCAATATGTAGACCCACGCACTGGTATGGTTACAGGTTCTGTAGCTGTACCTACTGCTATGGCTTCTACAGCACAAGCAGTACCGCAACAAGAAAAAGCAGCTAATGTAATGGAAGCTGCTGCGTCAGCACCTGCAGTAGATGCCGCTATGAATGCCACACAGGCAGCACAAACTGATCCTAACGATCCTCGCGCACAGGTAACAGCAGCACAGCAAACAGCTAGTAGTGTAGGTAACTTAGCTGCTGCACAAGGCAATGCCACTCTTATTAACAGTCCTGTCCAGCGTAATATTCAGGCTGGTGAACTTATCACTGGTGCTGCTGATGCACAGACTGCTGCACAGTTTACTGAGCAGGTACAAGCAGCCACTGCTACACCATCCGCACAGGCTACTGTACAGGGTCAGCTTGCACAGCTTACTGCTAACTTTGATGCTACAAACCCACCTGCATGGGCTGCTGGCGCACTTCGTAGTGCGACACAACAAATGGCCGCACGTGGACTTGGTGCTAGTAGCATTGCTGGTCAGGCAATTGTACAGGCTACAATTGAGGCTGCATTGCCTATTGCACAGGCTGATGCCGCTATAACGGCACAGTTTGAAGCGCAGAACCTGTCTAACCGTCAACAACGTGCTATGCTTGCTGCACAGCAACGTGCGCAGTTTATTGGTCAGGAGTTTGACCAAGAGTTTCAGGCTCGTGTACAGAATGCTGCAAAGATTAGTGATGTCGCTAATATGAACTTTACTGCTGAACAGCAGGTGCAGCTAGAAAACTCTCGTGCTGCTAATACAATGAACCTGAACAACCTGTCTAATTCACAGGCAATGGTTATGGCAGAAGCATCAGCACTAGCACAGATGGACGCTGCTAATCTTAATAACCGTCAGCAATCTGCTGTTATGAATGCACAGTCTTTCTTGCAAATGGACATGGCTAACCTGTCTAATAGGCAACAGACTGATCTGTTTAAGGCACAGCAACGCATACAATCTTTGTTTACAGATCAAGCTGCTGCTAATGCTGCAAGTCAGTTTAACGCATCTAGTCAAAATCAAGTAGATCAATTCTTTGCTAATCTGGCACAGCAGACATCACAGTTTAATGCTACACAATCAAATGCACAGGCACAGTTTAATGCAGGTCAGGTCAATACAGTTAATCGGTTTAATGCAGAACTAAATAATCAACGTGACCAGTTTAATGCACAGAACCAAGTTGTAATTGCACAGTCAAATGCACAGTGGCGTAGGCAGATTGCTACAGCAGATACCGCTGCAGTCAATCGTGCTAACGAACTTAATGCTGCTGCAGTGCTAGACATTAGCAAACAATCTTATGATAATCTGTGGAATTACTATGCTGACACTATGGAGTGGGCATGGACTTCTGCAGAAAATGACAAAGATCGTATTGTACAGATGGCACTAGGTGAGTTGTCTGCTAAGACACAAGAAAATCTTGCCAAGCTAAAGTTAGATGCTGAAGAGAGTGGTGCTATCGGTGGGTTCTTCTCTGATATTCTAACGAGCCAAGCTGGTAGTATTGCAAGTAGATTTATTTTTGGGAGTTAATCAGTGAGCATTGAACGGCAACCTGCAGTATTAGCAACAACTAATTTGAGGCGAGAAGTAGGACAGTTTCAAAGGGGAAAAGCACAAGTAGCTTCTCCTGCAAGAAAAGGTTTACTTGCATCTAATAAAGTGATACAATCCCGTATGGATAGCGAACAACAAACTAAGACAGAGATAGAAAAAGTGATGCAAGCTATAGCGGCTATACGTGAAGGCATGTCACAAAAAGAGGACGACTAATAATGGCGTTTAGAGAAACATCTGATTTTGATGCTCCAATCCCCGGCATGTCTCTCACACATGAACTGGGTGCAAGGCCGTGGCAATCTCCCCCTAAAATGAACACGATAGAAGAGGGTATCGACTTTTATGTATCTCGTATTGTCGATAATAAAATGGCAGGGCGTTTGCTTGATATTATTGAAACAGGTGTTCCTCTTACTGCAATTGCAGAGACACTTACACTTGGCGGTGTATTGCAGGGACTGCATACTATTGATGTAGCTGTCCTTGTAAATCCTGTTCTTGTTGAATTAATGGAAGGTCTTGCTAAAAATGCAGATGTGTCTTACGTAGTTGGTGATGAAGATAATGAAACACAGCCAGATGCTGGCTTGTTGAAAAAGGCACTATCAGGTCTTTCTGAAGAAGATACTGAAAAGTTAGATATAGAAGACACAGAAGAAAAAATCCCAGAAGAAGAACCTAAAGGTCTGATGGCCCGTAGAGGAGCAATGTAATGGCTTTTAGATTACAATCTGCAATCGCTGGTTTTGCTAAACGTACATCTGAAAAGATGGAAAAGTTTGACGATACATACTTTGAAACTCTTAGAAATAGCACACAAGATTTAGCAAAAGAAGCACAACAAATACGTAAAGATAGAACTGCGTCAGTAAGGCAGTATAGGCAGTATGGTCAAAGATTACGTGATTTGGGCTTATCAGATGGGCAAATTCAAACAGTTCTTGCAAGTGGTGTAGATCGTTATGATGAGTTTGTAAACTCTCTTAACAATCAACAACAGATACATGTATTATCTAATAAACCCGGTGATTTTGATAGACGGGCTGCTGCTCAAAGCATGTTTCAAGGTGATATTGCAGGTGATATTCTTTCTCTTGAAGATCAAGCAAGCGCATTTGCTGCTCAACAAGTACCTAGCACTCTTGACCTTGAAGCCACCGCTGCTAGTATTGCGGCGGGTACTCAGCGCGGTATATTTAAAATGGACCCTGCAGATGTACGTGCTTCTCTTGGTACTGTTGGCAGCGATATTCAAGCACCTTCACCTATGTTTACAGACACAGGTCTGTCACTTCCTAATTTGGGAGAAATGACTGCTGATGAGATTGTTGCAGCACGACAGGCTGCAGCTACTTTAGAATCTACTCAAGCATCAACTCAGCGAGAAAAAGTTCTTACACAATTGGGTGAAGCACAGGTAAAAGCAGCAGAAATAACTAACAGAACTTTACCAGAAAAACTACAAGTAGAAATAGACGGCATGTATTCCGCAAATGCTTTAAGAGAGCAACAAATTTATACTTCTTCTGTACAGGCCGATACTGCTATCTTAGAACAAGAAAAACTAGAAGAAGAAATTAGACTTCTAGAGAAATATGGTGATGACGAAAAACAAAAGGCTCTTGATCTTTTAGATGCAAGGATTACTGCTGCTACAAGTCCTAAAGATTTGGAACAACTTATGTCTATTTATATGCAAAATGCAGATAGACTTACCCAAGAAGCGATGGGTATGGAAGAAGGCCCAGAAAAAATTGGTAAACTTGAACAAGCCGGTATGTTGCGTCTTCGTATAGGTGGACTGCAAAACACTATTACTGATATGGATTCATCATCACCTACAGCTTCACTTAAAAATCCTGAAAACAGGTTTAATGCACTCTTAAAAACAAATCTACAAAATCAAAATATCATGGGACAATATGATCCTGCTATACAACAGTATATATATGATTCCTCTAACAAACGACCTGCCTATATCACAGGATATTCTAATTCAGTAAATCAATTCCAAGGACTGTATGCCGGTACAGGTAAGTTGGGTCTGCAAGCTACAATTGAATATCAACAGCAGTTAGAGAATCAAATATCTAATTGGTTTGAATCAGGTAATTTTGGAGAGAATATAGTTGGTGTTGGAGAAAGCGATTTTGACGTAGCAGATTTTTTGACGGGTGATGCAGATAAAATACAAAAAATATCGGCTGCTAGGATTGTATCGGGAACCGTGCCTACACGCAACTTTAACTTTGGTGTGCAAGACCGTGCTACAATTAAGAGGTTAAGAACCTCTGGTGTATTGATGGCGGGTGATATTGTTCAAGAGCGTGATCCAGATACTGAAAGGGTAATACGTTCTATGTATGGCGCAGATGGTAATTGGATTGCAGGTGGATTGTTTTAATGTCTGCAACCGGATATAGAAGCTATCAAGAAATGCTAGACGATGAGCCAGATGACGTAAAAGTTATTTCTGCTGATACTAATTCAAGCACTAATGTAACCCCTCGCATCAGAAGTTATCAAGAGATGTTAGATCAAGATGTCTCTGATGACGCTATTACTGAACAAGAATTTTTAAATCAAGAAGCAGCAGAAGAATACTATTTCAGAACAAGAGAATTACCTTTTGGATATGAAATAAAGGGAGCATCCGTTCCCACTACAGATGATGGTTTTGGATCATTAGGCGTATTACTTAAACCAATATCTGAAAGTAACATTCCCCAACAAGAAAAAAATCTATTTACATTTAAGAATACTCAACGAGCAGTTGAACAATTCAATGCTCCTGTTGATGACGTATTGTCTGATGAAGAATTTTTAGCTAAAAGAGTTCCTGATTATTTATACCCTTTTGTAAAGGTTGTAGCAGCAGGAGTAGATGGTGTTATAGTAAAGCCATCTATAACAGCTTTACGCGGTCTTAATGCGGGTCTTCTTGCCACAGGAGAAGGTATAGAAGGTTCTATGGCCGCATTTACAAGGGCTGTACAAGAAGGCGTTATTGAAGGTGGTACATTTGAACGATTAACTGGATTAACTGGTAAAGATTTAATACCATTTGATCCTAAAACATCTGGCCGTGTGTTTGTTGGTGATCTTATTATGGCTGCACAGGTTGCAGATGCACCTGCTGTGGGTGTTGCTAGTATGGCAAAGATAGGCGCATCAGGACAGCTAAAAAGATTTGCGGAAGATGCAGATGCAATATCTCCTGATATCATAACTAAAAGAACAACTATTGCTGGTACTCCTATAGAAGAAGGTAGTCTTGTAGCAAAAGGTCTTAGTAGTATTGGTGCAGATGTAAAACTGACTAGGGGTTCTAGTCGTTTGCAAACTGCAGAAATGCTTGCTCGTGCAGAAAAAGCACGACAAAGAGAAGCAGCAACACCTACGTCTCTTAATCTAAAAATGAGAGCAGAGTCAGTTAGACGCGCCAAAGCCGAAGCAGCAGCAGAAGAAGCTGCAAAACATGATGACATTATGAGAGATGTTATCCATAATTACGAAGATATAAATGATCTTGGTCGTGGTGCAATATCAAAAGAGGCATTTGGCAAAACCTACATAGATTTTGAAAAAGCAAAAGCGATAGGTGTGCAACGCCTAGAAGACTTAGGCTTAGATGATGATGTGGCTTATGATTTAGGTATTGGACCAAGAGGATTTCGTAATCCTATATTTCAATCTGATAAACTTAATGCCGCTATATCTACCATAGCTAAAGTAAAAGAACGAAATCCAGATGCATTTAAAGGAAGTAAAAATGTAATTGAAACATTATTTAGAGAAACAGTAAAGAAAAATTTAATAGCTTCTGATGATCTGAAAAAAATACTAGACGAATTTGGTCTTACTTTAGATGACTACATCTTTATGACTATAGGTTCGGGTACTAAACACGGTATAGGACTACAAAAATTTTCTGCTATGGCAGAGGCTATGGGTAGAACAAAGCGCGTAAAATCTACCGCATCAAAAATACAAGATGAGTTAGATGGCGCACCTAGTGTTATGGATTTTCTTGCTGGTATAGTGCCAATTGAAATGGGTCTTAAAAGGACAGGGCAAAATATCAGAAGATTTGAAAACTTGGGCAGAGGTCTTATGGTTTCTGCATTTGCTACTGCCGCAAGAAACTTTGAATCTGTTTTAATTCGTACGCCACTAGAAGGTCTTACTTACGTTCTTCAGGATGCAATTATTCGTGGTGTACGTATGTCACGTCATGTAAAAGCAGGTGATATAACTGCGGCTAGGCAAGAAGCTGTAAGTACAGCAAAGGCATTTAATCCTCTAGATAAAGATAATACGTATAAGGATAGTTTTAATTCTTATGCTTTTATGTTTAGTAAACCGGAATATGCAGATGATTTGACTAAAGTAATACTAGATCAGCCAGAACTTTCTAATTTGTTGACTAGATATAAAGATCAAATAGTAGAAGCACAAAAAGCCACGGGCAAGGGTGAAGGTGGTATATCTGATCTTGTGTTTGATCCACTAGAAGACTTTGTTCATTTTCTAAATGCACCTAACCGTGGTCAAGAATTTCTATCACGTAACGCATATTTTCTGTCTGACTTGAGCCGCAATCTTAAACGAGAGTGGGGAGTTAACTTAGAACAAGTAATCAAGGATGGGAATATACGTGACTTAATTAATGACTCGCCTAATTTAAGGCCGACTAGAGGAAACGTAACTCCACCTTCTTTTGCTGAGATAGCAACTGATGCCGTTGAAAGTGCCTTAAATAAAACATATTCATCCCCTCCTACGTTTTATCCATTTAAGGCAGCTTTAAAACTTCTTAATTCTATTCCCTTTAGTACCTTTGCCATACCTTTTCCAAGATTTATGTTTAAAGCTATGGAATATGTTGGTGCAAATGTTGCTGGTGGTGTCCTACCTGCTATGCGTATAGCTATGGGTAAAGGAAATTTAGTACAAAACTCTGAAAAAGTAGCCCGGAATATGGTAGGGATGTCTGCTCTGTTAGGTTTGTACATGTATAGAAGTAGTGAGGATGCACCAGCAGAGTACAATAAAGTCAGGAATATTGATGGAAGCACTACAAATATTGATCCGCAGTTCCCCCTTGCTCCCGGTCTTTATTTAGCAGAAGTGTGGAATCAAATAGAAAAAGAAGCTAAAATTTCTAGGGCTGCTGGTAAATCCATGACGGAATCCTATGGAGATGGGGTTGAAAATTTAACTAACTGGCTCTTTATGGACAGAGGCAGAAATTTTGGTTATGGAATAAAAGCGTTAACAGGTTCTAACTTTAGAACTAATCAATCTTTTGGTGCGTTAGCTGCTGATATATCTAATTTGTTTGCGGAAAATAATGATGCCTCAAAGAGCCAAGAGACAAAAAAAGCATTTGGTAAACTTGTAGGAAATACTGTAACTAGGTATTTTCAACCTTACACTATGGTCATAGATGCTGAACGTGCTTTGGGGATGCGAGATAACTACTATAAGACATACGAGGGAGAGCCAGATTTATCCAGCGGAAGTGCTTTTGTAAAAGGCTTTATGATACCTGTATATACAAGAGGTATGATAAGACCAAGCAAAGAAGCGGAAGCACCTCGTAGGGTATATCCAATGAGTGGCGAAAAAGAAAGACTAGGCCCGTCATGGAAGCTTGCTCTTGGTATTAATATAGAAAGGGGCGATAAACCCTATGAAAAGTACTTAAAGTCTTTAAACTTTAGAGATTATGACTTCTCATTTAAAGTTGGTATAGATGTTATTGACAACACAATGGCAGCTTTGACTAATGAATTGTTGCCTGACATGGCTAATATGTTAGCATCACGAGAACCTCTACTAAAACAAAGGTTAAAAGATGAGGGTAGATACTCTAATAAAATGATGGTTCTGGAACAAAGAAATCTTGTTAAGAATAATTTTAGAGCCATGAGAGAATCTATAAAAAGCGCACAATTTAGTGGTTCTTCTAACCCCGGATATGTAATGGCTGTAAATGCCCTTAGAAAAATACCTAGTGAAGACAGAATAATTGCAATGAATCGTCTACAAGCTAGACAGGATGCTGTAGGTGGGCCTGATTTAAATTTAGGTTCTATTGAAGATGTTAGACGATTAATAATTGAAGCTAGAAGAATATCTAACGAAAGATAAATAAAAAGGGGCCGCAAAGCCCCTTCTTTTTTTACTTCAAGCAATCACACACGTTATGTATCAAAGCTGTACCTAGTATATATAGTATATACGAACACACAATACCACCATATATTCGCATAAACCATTTAGTCATGTTTACCTATTATCCCCACTACCAGATAGCGTACCCCGTTTCTTGCGGTCAGCTAATTTCTGTAAGTTGTTCTCCATGATGTGACCAAGGTCCATCTCCATTTCTTTAGCTAGTACGGCACAGTACCACAGCACATCCCCAATCTCGTATCCAATCTCAATGCGCTTGGCAAGGTACTCGTCTTGTGCTGCGCCATCACGAATAAACTTCTTTACCTTATTAGCAATCTCACCTGCCTCACCCGTAAGGCCAAGAGTAAGATACTCCATAGCCTTGTTCTTGGGGAAAATAGCAGTCTCACATGCTTTTTTTTGGTAAAGTGTTGCAGAAATGCCACTCACTCTTTTCTCCTTCATCCACTGTTTAGCTTCTAGTTCTAGGTTCATTTAGTTTCTCCAAGTTCTTAAAGTAGGCAGCATTCCAACCACGCTGCCACTCACGGTGAGACGTGTGTGTGTACTTACCGTTTGCCTTTAGTGGGTTAGCAATTTGATGATAGCAAACCCCAAAGAGTTTAGTTTTCCTTTCATCTACTTTACTAAACGCTTCGTAACCAGCAACAAAATGCTCACTTAGTTTGTTGTTCACTTTGTAATTCCTTACTGAGTTCATTTACTACATGTATGTTAAAGATGTTTATTGCTTTTATTCGGTCAATCTTGAACCACTCACCTTTACGTTCATCAGCAAAATATGCAAAGGTTTTATGCATTTCTTTTTCTTTAACGTGCCGATCCTCTGCCGCTAAAGTAGCAATAATAGAGTAGTCGCGAAAGGGTGATGAGGTTTGATAGCCATTGAGACGATCTTCTGCGATACTAGCCTTGCCTACCTTAACCCAATCGGGCCACGCATCATTAACAATTACGTACACCTCACCCTGAGTTGTGCTTTCGATTTTACTATGTGACCATACATCATCAAGTGACTTATACCGTCCGGGTTTGTGCAACGGATGTTTCTTTGAAACCTCTTTGCCGTTTACGTACATGCGCTGGGCATCTCGTTTCTTTACGGCCTCTGGGTTGTCTTTGTAGTACATAGGGTTGCCTGTATACGGGTTTAGTTTAAAGCGATCCATTATCATTCTGTTTCTCCTTCTCTTTTCGTTTCATCCACTCTTCGTACTGAGGGTGTTTAGGGGGTGGATTAAACTGCACCCATCCCTCCTCTCGTTTCCACGCTAACTTCTCTTCTTTCTTACTCATTGAAGTAATTATCCAGAATATCTAGTCTGTCTTCATGCATGGCCATCTTATCTAACTCAGCCTGTATAGCTTCCATAATATCTGAATGCTCCCCTATACCTGCTGGGTTTTTAAGATACACTTCAATGTTCATCATGTGCAACTGGCTACCTGCTTTTGCGTGTAGCTTTAATGCTTGTATCATTGCATCTCTCATCTGTCAACTCCTTTCCTTCCGTGTTCCACTCATACTCTTCATTGTGTTTGTCTACTGCCTTTGTAAGTAGAGACAACAGTCCTTCATTGATTAGTAACTTCCTTGCTTCTTCATTGCAATCAAACACAACTGTAGCTGAACCATCTTCATGTTCTTTGACTTCCTGTACATCAATTATACTTTTCATGCTCACTCCTTTTTTCTAAACCTGTGCTTGAAGAATACAATCACATTGATTGTGGTGTTGACAGTGATGGCAAATAACAACCACCACTGCCACCAGTTAGGCATATCTGCACCTTCAATCACGCTGCGTTCAAGTCCACTACTTCACAGACACCAGCAGTACATGCCAACTCACGTCCACCTGATGTAGTGTCTTCCTTCTCAAACTCCTGTAGCATACTCCAGTTAACACTCTTTGGCATCTGTTCTAACATAGCACCGTACTCTTCTACTGTACAGTCCTGATATGGTGCTTGCTTGTACGTATGCTCACTAAATGGCAGGAAGCTGATGCCTGACACTTCATCAAAGTGTTCGTACACCCATGAACCCACTTCCATCCACTCTTCCTCTTTCACGGAGATGGTTACGGATGGTTTGTGTTCACACCAGTGACGCTGATACAAAAGCCATAGTTCAAGCTGCTCAATGGCAGACATGTCAAAGCGTGTAACTGCACCATGTGGTGACTTCATAGGGAAGCTGAACACTGTAGTGCTATCAGGCTTCATTACGTCCGGCTCTGCAGGAATACCTTCTGATACAAGAAACTGCGTGATTGGGTCTTTGTTGTCACCACGTACTGTCCGAATGTAGTACGGATTGTGACGAGCATGAATACCGCTGGCACTGTCAACAAGCTGTGACACTGTACCACTAGGCTTTACACAAGTGATTGCAGCGGACTGCGGTACACCAAGCTGTTCAGCCATAGCTGCGTTAGTCTCAATGGCCTGTTCCTTGAGTGCGTTGAGTGTAGCAGCAATGTTCATGCCAAGGTGTGCTGACTTACCTGACATCATAGAATTGTCCATGATACCTGTAAGTGATACACCCAGCAGTCGTTCTTCCTCTGTGTTGTTCCTCCAAATCTTACGCAGATACTTGAAGTCAGTCAGTGTAGACTGGAACGTGCCAAGTATTGTGGCAAGGCGAACCTTTTCTGTCAGTGACTGCTGCGTGTCAGATGCACGTACAACAACCTCAGACAAGTTACAGAACTGATATGGACGCAAGATAATTTCACTACATGGATTGCATCCGAAATCTTGTTCTGCATCACGGCGACCATTCAATGAGGCTTGCTTCTTTGCAGCCTGACGGTTGAAGATGCCACGTTCACCTGACTTGCTCTCGTACAGGGCAAGCCATTCACGCATGAACGTACCCATCTGTGGCTTCTCTTTGTAGGCAACGCTGTTGTTAGCCAGCGCACGTTGTCCTTCATTCTCCCACCACTGACCTGCTTTGGCATGACGCATCTGGTCATCATTGAGGTTAGACAGGCTGATGAGTGCGCTGCGTCTGACGCCCCCGACGACTACAACTTCACCGATCTTGCACATGAGGTCATGACATTCAATAGGGTACAGGCGACGACCTGCCGCCTTCTTGAACATGTCTACAGTAAACTGAAATAACTCTTCCAGTGGGGCTGGGCCACTTGCTCTACCACCAAAAGTCTTGAGACGTGCGCCAGCAGGACGAACCTCTGACGTATCCCATTGGGGTACTTGTCCTGCGTAAAGGAGAGAGATTAGTTCACGCAGAGATTTGGCCCAGCCCGGACGTGAGTCGCCAACCTTGATAACAGTATCGGTACTGTGCATATCTTCGTTGACGATTGGCAGCTTATCTGTGTGGTGTCTTTCCACAGAGAAGCCTACACCAGTGCCGCACATGAGGATGTACATCGTCTCGTCAAAAGCACGAGGATTATCGACAGGTACGTAGGAGCAGTTGTAACCGCCTACATGACAACGGTCAAGTGCAGGACCGGCGGTCATCAACGCTCTCATGCTTGGCATGATGTCTTGGTTTAACACAGCCTCTTCAAGTTCATTACGCAGTTCATCTGACAGGACGTACTCGTGCTTGCTGTTGAGATGTTGTGTCATATAATCAAAGTATCGTGCGACTGTTTCACCCCATGTCTCACGACGCTGTTCATCTTCTTTCCATCGGGCATACCGGGAAAGTGCAATAAAATTCTGATAGTCTGTTGGCAAATAATTGTTCATCTCTCACTCCGTTATAGTTCGTATTGTTCTAATATCGGCACCGTCTACATCATAGAAGTATTCTGCGATGCCGTCTTCTATTTCTTCTCCTACTTGCCCATCCGCAGGTATGGGATACTCTTCTTCGTCTATGTCGAGGGTAATGAATACTTTAACTCTCATCACTAGCCGCCACATCTTCCATCAGGGTATTGAGATACCACTGTGCTTTCTGTAAATCCTCAAGAGGCTTACCCTTGTAGTCAAACCGCCACAGGTACTTCATAATATTACCCTGTAGGTAGTACTTGAAGTTTGGTCCTAGTGCAGCCTGAATAGCAGCAATACACTCAATACCTGACTGATTGTAATGCAAAGGACTGTTCACCATGTCTGCTTTTGTATCTTTCATTTGCTTTGTATAATGCTCATCCATCAATTTCTCCTCATCTTCAGCTAGTTTGTTTCTCATGTACTGCTCATGCCTCATCAGGCATTACCTCCTGTCTTAGTGTTGAATGCAAGATGAACCACATTACCGTCGTATGTTTTCTCTACGCCCATCTCTTCCTCTAGTTCTACATCAATCTCCATCTCGTTGTCAAGGACTTTAAGAACATACTCATGCATTATATTACGGATGTTTTCTTCTTGTTCCATAATTGGAACACTAGCACATATCATCTTAGTAAAGTGCATAATATTGCCATAGTCTTCATCCTCAAGTGGGTTTTCGGGAAACGCCATGATAGATATATCTATTTCACCATTCCACTGACCTTCGTCATCAGCAAAGGGCCGAATACGAATCACAAAGTCTTCATTGTTGAAATTGTTTAGTAACTCATCTTTGTTCATTTTTTCTTTCTCCTCTTCACTGTTGAATTAGGGTGACATATAAAGTCAGGGTGTTTATCTTTACCCTTTTCCTTCAGCCAATCTTCGGGGATGATGCGGTCATAGTATCTAAAACCATTCTTGATGCACCAATCTCCATAAGTTGTCTTGGCCCCCTTGCGTATCTTACTTCTACTATTCTCAAACACAAAGCGGATGTCAAGTTCTGGATGTTGTTTTTTTATCTGTATGTGTTTGCGTCTGTCTGCTGCCATAAACCGGCCCTTGACCTCAACTATAATACCATTCTTTAGAATATAGTCGGGGGTATAGGTACGGTAGGCTAGGTCTTCCCATTCTATCTTAATAGCTTCATATCTAAACGTAATCTTTTCAGCTTTTAATTTTTCTGCTATGGTTAGTTCTAGCCCACTACGATACCCATACTTACGTGCTGCTCTCCATGCTTTATGGTACAACGATATCTCCAATATAAGCTACGATGGGCGGCACTTTAGCCTGTGACATTACTGATGGATGTTCTTTCAAATCATCCCAGCAATCAAAACGATAAGCACAAAACTTGCACCCATCATTAAGTACTTTGTTGCCCGTCTCCTTACCTCTAAACTTCTCTGGTACTGGTTGAAAACACCTTTCAAATTTGTTCTCCTTTACTGTGTCTGCTGTCTTTTGTATTTTAGCTATTTCTGTATCTAAGTCAAGACCAGATGCAGGAAGATACTTGAATTTTCCATTGGCTTTGTTCACAACCCACCAGCCGCCAACATCTTTACCAGATGCTTTGGCATAACCAGCAAGCTGTCCTATATAACCAAACCCATCCCCATCAGCCAGCTTTTCATATGACTCAAACTTGTTACGATAGGACCAATCAGATGCTGACTTAACATCATCCACAGCCCCATTAACAACAATATCATATGTTCCATTAATGGATGTGCCGTCCAATTCAAGAGTGACATGTTTAGGTTCTTCATACTTTACTCCTGCCTCTTTCAATAAGCCTTTAAATACAGCCTCGACAATATCACCCAACATCATGTTCATTACGAATGTTGTAGGCAATGGTAAAGCTACCTCTGGTTTATTCTTCTCGTACCAGAGTTGGCAAGTGGGGCGACCTACGTTTGACATACGTAATTTAAAGTCGCCCCGCTTTTTACCACTACCAAACTGCTTATGCAGTGCTTCGGCAATGTCAGAAGAAACTTGCTCTATTGTCTCTTCTGACATCTCTGTTTTGCCTTTGACTGCATCTTCCATGTATTGATGGAGTGCTAGTTCAGCAGGGTGATGCATTATGCTACCTCATCTTCGACTTCAATGTCAACAAGATCATCGACCACGTTAACATCGTCATCTTCCATTTTAGAGTTAGCCTTCTCTGCCCATGCATTGATAATGTAGTTATTGTAATTATCAATCCAAGACATGAAGTCACCAAACAAGGCTTGGTCCTGCTCAGTTAACTCAATGGTTGTAGAAACATCCAGCGATGCCACAGGTACAAAATATGATGCCCCTGTTGGAATCTTACGCTCACTGGTATTCGCAGTGATAACATGCTGGATGGGCAAGCGTTGCATCTTTGCCAATGTTGTAAAGCTGGCACCGATCTCCTTAAAAGCATCACGGTTATCAATCTCCCAGATGAATGGGGTAGGTGCTACCTCAATGGCTTCACCATTCTCATTCGTAGGATTTACCAACTCCACTTCACCAAAGACGACACGAACACGCTTGATCTGTTTAAGCAGGTCTTGCTGTGACTGCGGGAGTGCCTTAAAGTCTTTGATGTATCCTGCGGGTTTACCACAGTTGAAACCACCGTCATTATCCTTGAGGTCAATGTCCAGTGTGTCTGCCATCACGCTCTTCACGTAACGATTAGGGTTCTTTGCATCACCCTGTACAAAACGCTTGTGCATGAAGCGTTGCATGAAAGGACGCATCTTGATAGATGTAGCGTAATGTGTAGGTCCGTCAGGAATTTCTAGCTTGTATGCGCCACCTTCTACCACTTCTACGTTCACTTTTTTGCCTTTTACTTCAGCTGTACCCATGATAGGGGCGTGACTGATCCGCAGACGAGCAAGAGAACTAGAAGATGATGAGGTCTTCTCATGTGCAATGCCCATCGCTTTCGCCATAGCGGCATAGTTATTCGTGTCTACTGTTGTCAATTGTGTCATACAATTCTCCTTTCTTTAGCGTTTAGAACCGTAGTTATATCAAATTACATCTTTGGTGTCAAGCCAATTTGGTCCTATTTTTGACTCTAATAACAAAGGAACATTAAAATCTATTCCCCACCTGCTTGTAATTAGATTTGGTAACTCCCTGTTAGTGGTGTTGATTGCTTCAAGCACAGCCTTCTCTTCATCAGGATGAACGTCAATGACAATCGAATCATGTACAGTGTTTACCACACAAGACTTCATCGTGTCAAGTAGTTTATCAATATAAAGAAGTGCTATCGGCACAATATCTGCTGTAGCAAAAGATTGCACAGGGTAGTTTTTTATCTGTGTGAAGTGTGATACCCGACCATTATACTTCCTTTCTACATCGGGGAATGAAAACTCACGGCCAGATGGTGTTACAATTTTCTGTGTCGTGATAGCTTCCGTAGCCAACTTGGCATGCCATGCTGACACGCCGGAATACTTGTCGTTGAAGTGTTCGTAGTACGCTGCCTCTGCTTTTGTGCGACCATATCCTGATGCGCCATATAACGGCGCGAAAGTATGCGCCTTCGCATCCTGTCGGCTCGTAGGCTGACCAGCATCGGTAATAATCTTAGCGGTGTATGCGTGTACATCAAACCCAGTAGAAACTTCTTCAATTGCAACTCCATCCTGTGATAAGTAAGCGGCAGCACGAAACTCAAGCTGTGCGAAGTCAGCCTCAAGTATCTTACCTCCATCCCATCGTGACACAAATACTTTCTTTACAGGAAACGTGCCGCCACGTGGCATGTTCTGCATATTAGGATTAGCACCAGACAGTCTGCCTGTCGATGTGCGATGCTGTAGCAAGCTGACATGTAGCATACCATCCTGCTTTGTGTAGTTCTTGATGCCATCAACAAAGGATGACATCC